GGATAATCTTCAGCAGAACCATTACCTAATGTTTCCTTTAACTGAGAGATTTCCTCATCATAAGCTTTAAATACTTCGTCAAATATTTCCATACATTAAGCTGCGAAAGCAAATGCACCTTTTAACAATGTTGGTGCTCCACCCATTTCAGCAGCAATATCCCATACACCGTCTTCATAACAGATAAATGCAATCTTACTACCAATAGTAAATAGATTTGTTGCTGCATTTGCAGGTGTGAAAACTAACTGAGTTTCACCCTCTGCAGAAATATCAAATGTTACTTCATCAGTTGCTCTTGATTCAATAACAGAACCAGTTTTCCAAACATCATTGCCTGCTGCATTAAAAGTTAATGTAGCTGTTCCACCTTCTGTTTCTTTTGATTGAACATATACACAAACTGAACCTTCTTTTGCTGCAGGTAAAGCTGCTGCACAAGCTGCTGCACCAGTATAGTTTACTACATTTAGAGACATATCTACTAAAGTAATGTTTGCACCAGTAGCTGTATCAGTAAGTGATAAACCAGTTAAGTCAGGCATACCTGAACTCATTCTAGTTGTTTCAACATCTGAACTTGAATCTCTAGTTGCAATTTGAAAACCTCTTGTAGACCTGACTGGTCCTTTAAAAGTTGTATTCGCCATTTTATTCTCCTTTGTTACTCTACTGTCTTGGCAAGTCTGCTAGGTCAGTCAGTAGAAATTTATAAATCCTAGAACTTATTTATTTGATTTCTCAATAAAATTTAGTACGTCTTTGTCTTCTTTTTGTTCTACATCTGCTTGTTTCTTTGCAGAATCAAATAACATCTTTTGTTGTTCTAATTGTATTTTTTCATCTTCAATAGCAAGCTTTGTCATAACATCTAATTGTTTTAAAGCTTCTCTACTTGTTCTATCAGCATTAGATTTTTCAACTTTTAATTGAGCTGTTAATCCTTTATCTTGAGCATCAAGCATTTGAGCTTGACGTTTAATATCTAATCCTTGAGCTTCAATAGCTATCTTTGCATTTTCTTTTGCAGCATCTAGTTTTAATTTTTCTTTTTCAAGTTCTACTTTTGCCTGCTCTAATGCTACTAGTTGTTGCTCTGGTGACATTTGTTTACCCATTGCCATATTAGCATTAAGAACTTCTTGAGCTGCTGCAGCCATAACAGCTTCTATTTGAGAAGGTTGCTGAGCTTGTTGAGGCATTTGCTCCATCATTAGTTTTGTTGTGCCACTCATTTGTTCTTGATATTTCATAAGAGTATGTTCTTGAACATTAGCTTCTAAAATAGGTTTTAATCTAGCCATAATAGGATTAGCTCCATTCATTGGGTCTGATAAATATGCCATCTTAACTTGAATGTGTGCATCATGATTTTGACCAGGAAAAGCTGAGATAGGTATACCTTTAGTTGCAGCAGCTATATCAGACACAGGGTCTAATGGTTGTGGTCTAGGTGCTGCTGGTAATATCTCTTCTATGTTAGGCATATTAGCAGCATTTAATATTGTTCTATTTAATGCTTCAAGATTAAACATACCTGGTGGTGATTGTTGTGCCATTTGTAATGCCATATTAGCTAACATCATTCTATGTGCATTACTTGGTATATTAGGGTCACTAATTGGTACGACATCTACAACACCATCAAAGTCTTTTCTAAATATTTCTCTACTTGCATTAGGAACATCATATGGATATTCTCCTGGTAGATAATCATAATCTATCTCTGCAATAATTTTAAATTCATCTCTTTGTGATTTATGTAATCTTTTATGAACACCAGAAAAGAACTTACTAGAAGCTTCTATTAAAGCCATAGTAGTTCCAACAGGTCCATAGGAGGCAGCATCAGAAACAATTTGTTCTGTACTGTCTGCAAACTTCTGACCAGCAGCAGTTACAAATCCAAGCATACTATATAGAACTGAGGAAGGCTCTTTATATGGGAGAGGAACTATAGCCTTTTGCAAATCTATACCAGTCGCTTCGACCTCCTTGAACTCACCAGGAGCAATAGGTTCGTTATCGCCCACCATTCTTACTCCTTTGGCCTTAAATCCTCCAGGTAAATTAGCAAACTGACCTGCATCTACTAAGCTACGCATAGCTGATGTGGCTGTTAATGTAAGATTACCTAAGAAGTGTATAAGACCTAACCCATAGAAACTGAACCCAGGCACAAATTTGTAATGAACAAAATGCATTCTCTTTTCTTTATTTGCATCTTTGGCTCTATAGTTTCTACGAATACTTAGTACCTGACGAGATTCCTCCTCTACTGTAATAATGTAAGGAGCAAACTCACCTTCTTCACATTCAGGGTCAGGAATGTCAAGATGTACGTGTTGTTCTAGTAATACATATTGTGGGTCACTATCTGCTGTTGGTGATATACCCATAATAGTATTTAATTTTTCTGATAAATTTGTTTGTGATGGATTAGAAGGTGTAGGTAAATTTACATCTGCATATATACCAGCTTCAATATCTCTTTGCATATCTACAGGATTACGATAAATAACGTGTGTATATCTATCTGCCTTCTTTAAATTAGAAGCATAATAAGAAACATAGAATTGGTCAATAGGTACAAACTCTGATACTGGTCTTTCTAGTCCGGCATCATAATATACTTTCTTAATTGCAGAACCTATTAATGGTAGATGAAATAACATTCTTTCAAACTCATCAAAGTATTCTGGCATCTGCTCAGTTATTTGATAGTTCATAAAGTTCTGAACTCTATTAGCTTGTTCTTGTTTTTCTACAGATTGATTTCCTAGTATCTGTGCCTTTACAGGGCCACCAGCAGGAAATAATTCTTGTGAAGCTTTTGCTTGAAACTTAACAGCAGATTCAATTAATAGTGGATGCACTGCAGTACACGCACCTTCAAAAGGTTCTGTTGTATCTTCTAGTTTTAATCCTAGTAAATCAAATCCCCTTTCAAACATTGAATCCCATTCGCCTCTAGAATCTTTATCTGCTTGAAAATTATCTATAACAGTATTAGCAATATCATTTAACAAACCTTCTTCCATATCTTCTGCAAGATTAGTATAATATTCTTTTGCTGTTACTTCTTCTTCTATTTCTTCTTCACCAAAGTTTACTACAACCCCACCATCATTATCTAATTCAAAAGATACATTCTCATCTTCTGGTACTGTAGCATTTATATTTACTACATTGGTTGATTCTTCTTTTTTGTCAAATGGATTTTTTTCTATCGCCATTTATATAGCTCCCCCTGCTTTTCTATTTATAATTTTATCATATACTGGATGTTCTTTTCCTCTTACAGATATAGTCCCAATAGGTTTTCCTAAATTAACAAATCCTTTAATAGTAGGTCTTAATCTAGGTTCTGTTTTTGATTTAGCATATCTAGATAAATTAATTCCTTGAGGAAAATCAGCTTGTAATGTATAATAATGTTTACCTTTATTTTGAATAGATACTAAAGTAGGTGCATTTTTATAATTTTCTGGAGCATTCAACCATTTCCATCCTGCACTTTTTTTAAATAAATTTGTTTTTATTTGTGTAGCTCCTTTTATATCAGGACTACCTACTTTTTCTACTTCAATATTTTTTGCAGTAAAACTTGGTTTACCTTCAGGTGTAATACCAATGCTAGCACTTTGAAAATTTTTATCTGTTAATTTTTCTTTTGTTATTGGATTTAAATATTCTCCTCCTGCTGGAGGATTTTTTTCTTTAAACATTCTTTGTGGCTTTGGAAAAATAGGAATAGTATCTTGTATTTTTTCTGCAATTTTTTTAGCACCTGTTTTAACTATAGCTTTTGGAGCTCTAACTGTTGTTCCTAAAATTGGTACAGCTCCTATTGCTGACATTGCAGTTAATAATCCTTTAATAGCAGCTTGACCATAATTACCTTCTCTGAATGCTTCTTTTGTTTCTCCAGCATACTTTGGTGTCTCAGCTGCTGATATAGCTTCACCAACAACAGGTGTAACTCCAGCAATAAGTTGTTGTCCTAAAGATAATTTTTCAAATCGTTCAAGTAAACTTGTTCCTAAATTATCTAGTTCAAATCCAGCTTCTTCATCTGTTATACTTTTTTGTGGCTTAACTACAGCAACTTCAGGCTTTGGAGTCTCTACTATCTCAGGCCTTGGAATATCTACAGCTAAAGTTTTATATAATTCATTTTGGTTCATTTTTTTCCCTTATATACATTATACCATTAAACTCGCCAATATGCAACCCTTTTTTTACTTTTATTTTCTTCTTCCATATATGGGTCATCTGGATGCGTTAATCTCCAGGATTCTTTCATGTAATGTATGGCCATTGTCATTGCATCAACTTGGTCATCATGAGCCGAGTTTGGAAACTGTAAAATCTCTGTGTACAAATCATCAGACCATTTTTTATTTTTAGGTAGCCACACTCTGCCTGCTTCAATCATTGGTGATGCTGCATACACTCTAGATACTTTATCTTTGTCTGGTATATAATCTTGCACTGGTAATCCAGCTCTACGCATATCTTGTATTAAAGATTGACCAGATGCTTTCTTTTCTATGATACATACATCAGGATTAAATTCATCATAGAGCATTTGTGCTATTCGTCTTAGTTCTGGATATTCATATCTGCCTCGCATGTTTCCTAATAGAATTATATTTGAAACATAATCTTCATATCCATGTTCGTTCTCTTCAAATCTAGAAAAGATACCCCAGGTTTGTATTACACTATAGTCGGCAGTAGTTCTTGTAGAGAAAGCAGTATCATATGTTTGAATAATAAAATCACATGCTGGTGGTTCATCATACTCCCACCACTGTAACCATTTCTTTTTTATTAAGCCACCTTCATCAGGTGTTGGGTCCTGCATATATAATGCATTCCAGTACCTTGCACCATTAGAGGCTCTGATTTCTTGTTCATCAATCTTTAATGATTCATCTGTCTTCCATTCAGGAAAATAACTACCACCTACAGGTAACTGTAATAACTCGGCACTGGCTTCATCTAGCCATGCAGGTATTCTTACTACTTCCCAAGGTAGGATAGTTGAAAATTCTGATTGTTGTTTTAATAACCATCCACATAAATCATCATAATGATATCTTGTATTAATAATTAAGATAGAACCATTAGGCATAATACGTGTTCTTAGTCCTGCAGGGTACCATTCTTTTACATATCGTCTTCCTGCTTCTGAGTATGAGTCTTCTTCAGACATCACATCATCAAGAATAGCTATGTGTGCTCCTCTTCCTGCGATTTGACTCTTAACTCCGGCTGCATAGTAGCTGCCTCCTTTGTTTGTCTTCCATTTTCCTGCTGCTCTAACGTCTGTCCTAAGAGAAACACCTGTAAATACGTCTTGAAAAGACTTAGTTGATACAATATCTCTAACAGACCTACCGAAATCGCTAGAAAGCTGGTCGCTATGACTGACTGTAAGTATTTCATGTGCTGGATTCCTTCCAATATACCAAGCTGGGAACAATTTAGAACAGATAACAGACTTAGAACTCCTGGGAGGCAAGAATACCATCAGCCTTTTTATAGTTCCTTCTTCTAATTGTTTTAATTTCTCTGATATTACTTCTATATGTTTACCCATTTGCCAGTCAGAGACTAGTGTAGGGGCAAATAAACGTACAAATGTAAGGAAATCATGCTTAGAATAGTGCTTTATAGTGTTGTCCCACTTGTTTTTATAATTAATTACCTCTTCCATAATATTATTATACCATACTTTGATAGAAAAGGCAACTAAAATTATGCCTTTATAGGTTTATATATAATATATATAATATATATAATATATATACTATATAATTTCAAGTAGTATATTAAAATAAATATAATAATAATAATAATTATAATATATTTATAATACTATATAAACTATATAGACTCGGCTTTGTCTATAGACCCTCAGATTTTTGTGCATATGTTTCACCTGCATATATATATATAGAAAAATGCAGATTTTTTGCCTGTACCCTTGCAATATTATATTTATAGTTTCTTAAATCTCAAAAAACTATAGTTAGTTTCTGGCCATCTATAAAATTATATAAGTCTATACAGGTTGGTGCAGTTGTTCTATCTGTTTGTATTATATAACAAAAGCCCCATAATCTAGGCAGTTACTCTATAATTATATAGGCCTCATAGTCTAGGCAACCTGTCAATAAACTGTCATAATAATTATATATGACTATATGAGTGTCAATATTTTGAGCGCTGCGCTTTGCAATATTATTGCATTTAATTATTTATTATAGGTTTTTCCTATATGTATTATAGGTTATGTTTTTTATTATATATTTTTATATAAAAGTGTGATATTTTTGAAGTATTCAAAAATTAACAACAAAAGGGGTTTACCTATGACTAATACATTAGAAAAATTAAAAGAGATAGTAAAAACAAACGAAGACTTTAAACAACAGTTAGAAGATGTTTGGTCTTCAATTACTGAGGCACTAGAAAAAATTGAGGATATTAAATACGATATTAATAATCCAGATAATAAAGATATGGGCGATATATCAGATTTCTATGATAATCATATAGAAGATATAAAAGATAATTTAGAAATAGAGCAAGGCAATATTCAAGAGGCAATAGATGAGGCCATAATTCAATTTAACTTAGAGGATTAAAAAATGAATAAAAAAGCATTTAAACAAGTAAACGAAATTAGTAAACACTGTAAATATCAATTAAGCGTTCAAGGTCTTCACGGTGACATGAACGACCTAGCTTATAAATTGCAAGAATTTATTACAAGTGAAGTTATGACAGAAAAAGAGCAAATAAAAAACTTTGGCTTTGCTCTTAATGATATTTGGTCTACTATTGTAAAACAACAAAATAGAAGGGGCTAATATAGATTAAATTTTATTGTAGCACTATTAATATTTATAGTGCTATAATAAGACTTATTAACATAACCAAAGAGGCGCACCATGATAAAAGAATATAAAAAATATATAGAAGATTTAGAAAAAAGGCTAGCTTATTATGAAAAATTAGACCAAAAAAGTTTTTTACAAATTCTTAAATTAGAAAATAAAATTATTAATTATGAAACTAATTATATAAAATATTCTAAATATGAGGAGTTACAAAATAATTATATTAATGTAGTGCAAATTTTAAATAATAAAAATAGAGGTGTAAAATGAAAGTAAGGTTTACAAGGATGTCCAAAAATAATAAAATTGGTTTAATGCCGGTAACAACTAGTGAGGCCAGTAGTTGCCCTAGTTCTTGCCCTTTAAAAGATAAAAATATTTGCTATGCAAAAAAGGGCAAAATGAGAATGATTTGGAACGAGGTAGACACTGGAATAAGTGGGAGACATAAAACAAAATTTAATAATGATTATGATAGTTTCATAAAAGAGATTCATAAATTGCCAAAGGGTACTATTTGGAGACACAACCAAGCTGGAGACCTTGCGCATACTGGCAATAATGAAACTATAGATTTTGATTTATTAAAAAGATTAGTAAAGGCCAATAGAGGAAAAAATGGCTTTACTTATACCCATAAAACAAAAGAAGCTAATAATTTTGATAAAATAAAATATGCAAATGATAACGGCTTTACTATTAATCTATCAGCCAATAATTTAAATCATGCTGACGAATTAAAACAATATGATTTACCTATTGCTACTATAGTTGGCACTAAGCCAGTTAATAAAACACCCCAAGGCCATAAAATAAAAATGTGCCCTAATCAAAAGAATAAAAGTATTAAGTGTGAATTGTGTCAGTGGTGTAGCAAAAAAGATAGGAAGTTTATAGTAGGATTTTTAAAAGATTAATTAAGAGGTATAATATGAAATATAATAATATAACTAAAGATATGAAAATAATATTAATGAATGAGGCCGAGCAAAAAAGATTAATAAAATATAATAAAGAGAAGACAAACGGAGGTCTTATAGATTATTGGAAAGGCTTGGCTATTATAGGAATAGGAACGGCAATAGTAGAATTATATATAATTATTGAGTTAATAAAATGAGAAATAAAAAATATGATTTATTAAACTATTTTATATATGATAAAAAATATCTAAGTAAAGCCTATATAAAACACGTTGAAAAGTTTTTGGAGTCTATAGGAAAAACTAATAGTAGATATAGATATAATAAAAATAACAGTAATGTATATTAATAATATAAATAATAATTTTAAAAAACTTATAAAGATATTTAAAATTTAAAACACTTATAAAGATATTTAAAATTATTATTTATAAAAATAAAATTAACAATAGGAGATAAAAAAAATGCAAATTAAAGATTTAAAAAAAGGTGATATAATTTTAAGTAAGCAGTTAGGTACACCAATAAAAGGCAAGCTATTGGAAAGCCCCAAGCAAGGAAGAGGATTAAAAAAAGTAATACTTGTATACGCATACGGAGAAGATATAGGAATGTTTAATGAGCATGGCAGTATATATATAAGTGATATAGTAGCAGTAAAAAAAGATAATAATTGGATTAACATAAAACAAGGATAAAAAAATGAAGATAAAAGATATAAAAAAGTTTATAGAAGTTGCGCACAATAAAGAAATACCTAAAGATGTAGAGGAATTCTTTAAGCAAGATAGAAAGGGAGTTACTATAGAAGATATGGACTTCATACATTTTGTAAGAGCAATGATAAAAGAGGTTAGAAAATAGCCTTTAATGGAGAGTGTCTATGGGTCAGGTGATTAGTAAAGATTCTGCAGAATGAGAGTTATATCTCACTAAGTGTACTGGCATAGGCCGTTCTTAGAGTAATAAAAGATAATCCTTGGAGTTATAACCAAGGTGTCTAAGTAGGAATTATAACTTCCTAAAGATTGGTTCGAATCCTTTACTCTCCATTAAGGGCTATAAGAAAAACTTATAAGAGATATAGATTGATTATTATAATAGTAGGAGTAACATAAAATAAAAAAAGAAAGGAGTAAATAAAATGAGTAGAGCAGACCATAGCAAAGAGATGCAAGCTAAATTTAAACACTTTCAAAATAAGTGTGATGAGTTTGCAGAAGAGATGCAAAAGTTTAGAGATGAGTTCACCATAGATAAACGTATGCATATGCAAGAGGAAGACAATGCTATAAGTTCTTTTCAGCATAAAGTTGAAATGATGTCAGATGCATTTAGAAAAATGAAATTTAATTGTTTTTAAAAAGGAGTAAATAAAAATGACAAAAAAAGATTTTATACAGTTTAGAACATACATATATCAGGCCAAAAGAATATATGGTTTAGTAAGAATTAATAAGGAGTATCAGGAAGGAGAATATATCAGGCTAAATAAAAAAGATTTATTAGATAGACTTGATACGTATCACTTGGAGTATAAAGAGGATATGCCATTAGATGTAAACACTTTTAAATTTTATACTAAAGATAAAAAAGTATTTTACTTTAATGATAAATGGTTAGGAAGACCAGAAGAAGTCTGGATAGATTAGGAGTAAAAAAGTGAATGAATACAAGTACATAGAAGAACAAGTTAAGATAAGAGAAGATTACAAAAGTAATATAATAAGTTTAGAAGAAGGTATTGACAAGCTAATTGCAATCGGATATTCTTATGAAGAGGCAGAAGAATTTTTAACTAAAGAGATAGAGGAGATATCTTTTATAAAAGAACGCAACAAACATGGAGGTAACTAATGAGTAAAACAAAAGAGGCGCTGATGAAAAAGGCTAGCAAGGACTGGAATCTTATAAAAGAAAAGATATGTGAAAGCAGTTCAATAGAAGAGGCCATATATAAAGTTAATCAGATATTAGAAGAAGGTAAAATAGATTTACCTTTGGAGTGTGATAATGCAGATGAGTTTATAGAGGTAGTGCGTGACGAATGGGTTGATTTTTGGTCAGGCTATAAATATGGAGGTTGCTAATGCAGATAGAAAAATTAACTGATAAAGAACAATTAATAATAGATTTTATTAAAGATAATAAAGTAGATGTAGACGAAGTTATAGATGCTATTATAAAATATAATGGTATCATAGGTGTTGGCCTTGTTAGTTTACAAGAACACTTAGTATATGCAGTTAAGAAACATTTTAAACAAGAATCACTAGATAAAATAATGAATGGATAAAACAATGACATCAGAAAATATAATAAGAAAAGAAGAATTACAAAAGCTAACTAACAGTGTAGTAAGAATGCGAAGGGAATTAGAAATAATACATAGCGCATTGACACAGTTAATAGATAAAGAGATACAAGATTTAGAAGATGAAGACCGATACTGGAATCAACAAGCAGATGTAGAGAAGGAGCGAGCATGAAGTTAAGACAAGAACAAACTGTTAAACATACATTGGAATCTATATTAGATAAAATAGAAGAGAAGCTAGTGGAGATGCAGACTGAAGAGTATCAACTAAACACAGAAGACTATGATATGAAAAAAGATTTTTTTGATTTGCTCCTTATGATTGATAAAGCAAAAAAGGAGTTAAAAAAATGAATTATGTTTTTTATTTCTTTGGATTATCTTTATTTATATCCGGAGTAGGAATAGTGGCTGACACTGATTCAGATATATTATTATTTGTTGGAAGTGCATCTATTGTTTTAGGTTTAGGAACACTTTATGTAGGAGGTAAAGCAGATGAATAACAATTTAACACCACAAGAGCATTGGGAGTTACATCAGGGTGTATGGAATGCCATAGGTTGTAACATGAAAGTTATAGAGCAAGATGAAACAACCATAAGGTATATAGATTTAAATAGTAAAAGACATAAAGGTTTTTATAATAAATATACCTATACATCTAATGATAATCACCCATATTTAATAACTGTAGGAGTACACCATGAGTAAGTATACATTGTATGCAAAGAAAGTTTATTACTATCGTAAAGATATTAATGCTCAAGATATGAAGAGTGCAGAGAAGAGAGGTGCTGACTATGAGGCAGATAACAATGCAGAAAGATTGTTTGAACCTTCAGGTGAGGAATTTTATATAACAAGTATAGAGGAGAATGATGATGCAGTATAGAATATACAGACACCCAGAGGGTATTGGATTAAATGGTAAAGAGTTTGCAGTAGATGATAAAAAAGATATTATACTTTTTAATACTGTTAATGATGCTGAAAAGTTTTTAGTAAAAGCCATAGGAAAAAAAGTAACCAGAGTAGAGCTAGAAGATAATCATGGACTACATATAGAGGAGAATGATGATGACGTATAAAGAAAAATATGAACAGCTAGCAGAACAGTTAGTTGGAGATGATGCTATATATAATTATACTCAAGAAGAATTAATTAATGAAGTTAATAGATTAAAAGATATAGAGAAGAAATATTTTGATGGAGTTAAACCAAAAATAGATACAGTAACATTAACCTTAATTAATAAACTAAAGAGGATAGATGATACAATCAATGAAGGTGCTTGGGAGTATATACATCTAGGAGATATATTAAGATTACAAGATGCTTTCCAAGAAGCTATTAATCACTATGACCTAAAGAAAGAAGGTGGTATACACGACTATGGAGCAGACAAAGGTAAGTACCAACAGTTTTATCATAGTGATTATGTATGTTATACAGACCCAAAAGCATTTGACCCTAGCAAAGTAGAGGAGGAAGATGATGATGAGTAAAGACCATTATGATGACACAATTTATGACAGAGAATGTGATAACTGTGGAGAAAATACGAATGCCTTTGTAGGTTACTTACAAAGTTTTAAAATTTATTGTGAAGATTGTTGCCCAAATAATTATGGAGAAGATGATGAGTAAATATAAATATAGATTAGAAGAATGGTCAGAAGATACACGAAGTTATACTATAGAATGTGACATAAAACTTTCAAAAGATGAAGTAGATTTTGCAATTTCTGAAGCAGATATAAATTATGAAGAGTCAGAAACAACACATAAAATTCCATTAGGTGATGGTACTATTGTACACGTTACCTATCATGGTAATGAATGGGGTGATGGAAGTTCAGAGATAACAGAAGGACAGGAGGACTTAGCAGATGATTAAATATATTATATACACACAAAAGAATTGCGTATACTGTGCAGAGGCAAAGTCATTACTAGCTGAGTGTGATGAGGCATATGAAGAGAGAGAACTAGATACTAAAGAAAAGATAAAAAGATTTAAAGAGGCCGGACATAAAACTGTACCACAAATCTTTCTACACATAGGAGGATTTCATGACTTAGAAGAGTTTATGTTTGGAGATAAAAAAAAGGAGACAAAGAATGACTAAAGAATATTTTATAGACGAGCCTACATTTTTAGAATTAAGTTGTGAACTTGCAGATAGAATGTTACAGAAGAAGGCCGGCAAGAACTACAAGAAATTTATAACTGTAGATAAAAAAGGTGTGGAGGTATATACTGATAAAGCACAATTATTATTTGAAGAATACCTAGAAGAGGTTACAGATATTTTGGTATTAAATAATATATGTCCAGATAATTTTGAAGAAGACGTAGAATTTATGCCGGACTTAAAGTTAGTAGATGATGTACAACCAGAAGCAAAGATATTACCTTTCAAGGGACAGATAGGTGCTATATCAGGAGAAAAAAAAGATGAGTAAAAGAATATTAAAAGCAGTAAGAGAAGCTAGCATATCTATAGCATCTTGTTTAGATGAACCTAGTAAAGTAACTAAAAAAGATTTGGAACATATACAAGACCAGATAACTAAGATAGAAAATTATTTAACACCTTTTTATTTAGAAGAGTTAGAGGAAATAAGAAATGAATAGGAGTTGCATAGAATAAATATCTATGGTATAATAAGGATAGAAAATTATGATAAAAATAAAACAAATAATTAGAGTACCTTATGTTGTGTTAAATAATTTACTTGACACAAGATATAGGAGAAAGATTATGAAGAAAAATAAAAGGAGAAAGAAAAATGTTTCTGATAGCACATTATAAATTTATGTCAAGTAAAAATTTAAGAAGGTGTGAATGGACTGAGAAATTTCCTATTGACCAATTAGTTGATGATGAAAATAAAGTATTAACTTTTAAAACTGAGAAGGAAGCAAAAGAGGCAATGGTATCTTGGGGAGTTGATTTAGGTTTAGCCGAGCAGTCCGGTGTAGTGATAGAGAGAATACAATGATATGTGCACAGTTCACATTATATTATTTTCTTGGTGGAATTTTAATAGGAATGTTTATAATTTTATTAGCTTATTTATTAGCTAGATAGGAGTAACAATGTACGACCCAGTGGTATTAAATATATTAGAAAAGAATGTTAAGGATTTACAAGAACAATTAGTAAATGCTAACAAAAGAATTAAAAGATTAACAGACGAGAACTATAAGTTAAGAAGAGAAATAGAATTAGTAAAAGATAATGGTAAAAGAATTATCAATGATAAAGGAAGTGCGTGGATAGGAGATGCTGAGATGCCTGATGCCGGCCATTTAAAAGATGAGTAGTGCCAGGGATAGGAGATTTAAAGCTACAGGTTCTTGGTTTCAAAGTCCAAGTAAAGTTAAATACTTATGGGTAAATAATATATTTCCTATATTATTACTTGTAAGTTTATTTTTTTTGTTATATAATTATTAGGAGAATTAAGATGCAGAATCTTTGGGATAAAGATGAGAAGAGAATGTACAGAAAATTATTTAAAGAATATAAACGAGAAGGTTGTTCAAATGAAGAGGCAAGTATGCTAGCGAAACAGGATTGTAAAAACAGTATTGGCCTTGATATTTATTCAGCAGAATTAGTATACAATAAAACTTTAAAAGATTTTGATTGACATTATGAAAAAATTTATTATAATAATTAAATATATATATAATATAATTAATAATTATTTATTAAAATATATAATAAATATATTTATATTATTAATATCCTTATGGGTATTATATGTATTTATTATGATGATATATTATACATTTAAATAAAGGAATAAAAATATGTGGTTAGAAGTATTAATAATATACACAGTAATATACACATTCATAGGGTTGAATAACTCTGCGAGTATGTTATAGTGCAAAGTAAATGGATAAGTAGAGGGAAGTGCCCATGTGGTAATTCCAGCAATGGATATAACATACATGCTGATGGACATGCCTTCTGCTTCTCCTGTCAAAAACGATTTAACAATGTAGGAGAGGCAAAAATGGAAGCGAAAGTTGTAGACATACAAAACAAAGTTTCAAGTACCGGTGATTATGGAGGTCTAGGAGATAGGAGAATAACTGAACAGACTGCCAGAAAGTATAGGACAAAAATAAAAACGAATGGTTCTATTATTTCACATCACTACTATGAATATTATAACACTGAAGGTAGCCATGTTGCTACTAAGGTACGACAAGTAGAAGGAAAAAGAATATGGTCTCAAGGAGATATGACTGATGCCTTATTGTTTGGACAGAATCTATTTAAATCTGGTGGTAAATATATTACTATCACTGAAGGTGAGATAGATGCCATGTCTGCTTATGAGATGTTAGGAAGTAAGTGGGCAGTAGTATCAATAAAGAATGGAGTTCAAAGTGCAGTGCAGAATTGTAAGCAACACTTAGAATACTTAAATACTTTTGAGAATGTGGTGGTTTGTTTTGACAATGACAAGCCTGGGATTGAAGCATCTCAAAAGGTTGCTCAGTTATTTGAACCTAACAAATGTAAGATTGTAAGACTAGAACACAAAGACCCTAATGAATATCAGAAGATGGGTAAGGCTAAAGACTTTATACAAAACTGGTGGAGTGCAGAAGCATACACACCGGCAGGCATAATGAACCTATCCAAACTAGGAGAATCATTATATGATGAGAAGGATTGTGAGACTATACCTTATCCTTGGAGTGCCATGAATGAAAAAACATATGGCATGAGAACAGGAGAATTAGTAACCTTTACATCTGGTGCAGGCATGGGTAAGTCTTCTATCATGCGTGAGTTAATGCATCACATACTTAGAAACTCTGGTGATAACATAGGTATACTAGCACTGGAAGAGAGTACAAAGAACACTGCATTTAATATTATGTCAGTTGAGGCCAATGAAAGATTGTACATTAAAGAGATAAGAAATAAATTCTCAAGAGAACAATTAAATAAATGGCAAGAAGACACGATAGGTTCTGGTAGGTTCTTTGCCTTTGACCACTTCGGTTCTATAGGTAATGATGAGATACTATCTAGGGTTAGATACATGGCAAAGTCTTTGGATTGTAAGTGGATATTCTTAGACCATTTATCTATCTTAGTTAGTGGACAAGATGATGGAGATGAGAGAAAATCTATTGATGTATTGATGACTAAGTTGCGTTCACTGGTAGAAGAAACTGGTGTAGGTCTTCTCTTAGTATCACATCTACGTAGACCTTCAGGAGATTTAGGCCATGAGAATGGTAAGGAAGTAACTCTATCACACCTTAGAGGTAGTGCTAGTATTGCACATCTATCCGATAGTGTGATAGCATTAGAGAGAAATCAACAGGCAGAAGATGATGTCATAGCTTGTACAACAACGATTCGTATTCTAAAGAATAGATACACAGGAGAGACAGGTGTATGTTCTTACTTGCATTATGATAAAAACTCTGGTAGAATGTCACAAATAGACAATCCTTTTGAAAATGATTTAGAAGGAACAACAACAGGAGTTCAATTATGAAATGTTATAACTGTGGAACAGAATTAACTTGGGGAGGAGACCATGATTGTGAAGAAGACGAAGACCATGCTATAGTTACAAACTTATCTTGTCCTGAGTGTGAGGCTTTTCATTTAGTATATTGGGGTCACAAAGGAGAAGAAGAAGATAAACAACTTTGGATAAAAGGTTATAAAGAGTGGTTAGATAACAAAAAAGAAAAAGAACCAGAGATGTGGGAGCATTATTGTGATGCAGAAAAAAGTATGATGGAAGTAGGTAAAGGAGAGCCTTGTAACTGGTGTGGAAAGGAAGAGAATGAAAGTAATCCTTGATATAGAAACAGATGGTTTTAATCCTAGTAAGATACATTGTATTGTAGCAAAGAATGTAGATACTAATTTGGTTACTGTATTTGACCCAGATACTATGTATAGTTTTAATAGTTGGGCAAAGAAAGTAGATAAGTTTATCATGCATAATGGTTTATCTTTTGATGCACCGGTTCTAAATAGGTTGTTAGGTACAGGAATAACACCAGATAAAATAATAGATACATTAATTTTGTCACAGTTATTTAATCCTATCAGAGAAAAAGGACATAGCCTTAGAGCATGGGGAGAAAAACTAAACATGCTTAAAGGTGGAGAAGATGTAAACTTTTCTAAGTATGATTTTAATATGTTGAATTACTGTAAACAAGATGTAGAAATAACACATGCAGTCTATAATGAATTAATAAAAGAAAGCAATGGTTTTTCTCAGGAGTCTTCAGACCTTGAACATAATATAAGATTGATACTAGACCAACAAGAGAAGAATGGTTTTGCTTTTGATATGATGAAGGCACAACAGTTATTAGCAAAATTAAAAGAAGACATCTATGACTTAGAACAATGGTCACTGGAAGAGTTTGAACCTACCATTGTGGAGATGAAGACTAAGACAAAAGAAATTCCTTTTAACATTGGCTCTCGTCAGCAGATAGCAGACAGGTTAATGAAGAAAGGTTGGAAGCCTAAACAGTTTACAGATAAAAAGAATATTATTATTAATGAAGCTGTTTTAAAAACAATTAAAGAGCCAGAGTTAAAACTTACTGCAGAAAGATTCTCAAAGTATTTTTTACTACAGAAGAGAGCAGTAATGGTAGAGTCTTGGATTGATGCCTGCGATAATGATAACAGGGTACATGGTAAAGTAATGACACTACGTACTATTACAGGTCGCATGGCACATAACTCACCTAACATGGCACAAGTACCGGCTGTATACTCACCATATGGTAAGGACTGCAGAGGGTTGTGGACTGTATCAGACCCTATGAAATATAAATTAGTAGGTACTGATGCTAGTGGTTTAGAGTTACGTTGTCTTGCTCACTATCTTAATGATACAACTTATACTGATGAGATATTGAATGGAGATATACATACAAAGAACATGGAACTAGCAGGCCTAGCAAATAGAGACCAGGCGAAGACATTCATATATGCCTTTCTTTATGGAGCTGGTGCAGAGAAAATAGGTAAGATAGTAGGAGCTGGAAAGGAGCAAGGAAATAGTTTAATAAAAAGATTTCTATCTAACTTACCATCACTAAGAAGATTAAGAGAACAAGTAGAAAGTGTAAGTAGAAGAGGTAAGATAAAAGCTATTGATGGAAGATACTTAAAAGTTAGAAGTCCACATTCAGCATTGAATACTCTTCTGCAAGGAGCAGGTGCTATTGTTTGTAAGCAGTGGTTGTTACATATTATAACGAGAGTATATAATAAAAAACTTGATGCAAAGTTAGTAGCTTCTGTTCATGATGAATATCAATTTGAAGTGGCTAACAAAGATGTAAATGAATTTTGTAGTATCACTAAGATTGCTATGAAAGAAACTGAGAAGACATTAAAGTTAAGATGTCCTTTAGATAACGATTACAAGGTAGGAGTAACATGGGCAGAAACACATTAGAACCAAAGACAGAAGATAGAAAGAAGTTTGATTTAGATTTACAGTATGGGCAAGTAAAAGAAAAGATTGTTGCTGACATGCTACAAGATAAGAAGATAGAAGTAAAATCTGAAAGAGGTATGTGGTTAAAGACAGGTAACATTGCGATTGAATATGAAAGCTATGGTAAACCTAGTGGTATTAACGCAACCAAAGCAGACTACTGGTTTCATAATCTATGTGTGGGAGACCAAGTATATGGCACACTAGTATTTGAAACTAAGATGTTGAAGAGAATTGTTAATACATCTATCAATGAGAATCAAGTTAGAAGTGTATCTGGTGGAGACCACAATGCAAGTAAGATGTATCTAATGAATATACAGAATCTTTTTTCTCAAAATATAATACAGAAAAGTGTTGACAATGCATAGTAAAATATGCTATAATATAATTTTATTAACAAAAAAGGAGTACACATGAGTGTAATTAGTGGAACAGCTTATTGGGCGAGCATTACAAGCCCAAATACAACCTTTGATGCAGATGGTACATGGAGTATTGATGTAGCTAATTTAGATGCAGATAACAAAGCTATTGCAGAGAAGGATGGTTTAATTATTAAAAACAAAGGTGATGACAGAGGAGACTTTGTTAACATTAAAAGAAACGTCAAGAGAAAAGATGGTAACTTAAATACTCCACCGGAAGTTCTTGATGCTCAGAAGAGAACTATGATGAGTACGTTAGTAGGTAATGGTTCTAAAGTAAATGTACTATACTCTACATATGAGTGGAAGTTTAAAGGGAGAGCTGGAGTATCAGCTGACCTGAAGAAAGTACAGGTAGTCGATTTAGTTCCTTATCAGGGTGATGCAGATGATGCATTTGATGTAGTACCTGATGGTTATTCTGCTGAAGCAGATGAAAAAATTCCTTTTGCCTCTTAACTAAAGGATAGTGGGAGACTGTTTGGCTGAGCAGTCTCTCACGTTTTATATATGAAAAAAATAGATACAATAGTAGAAGATATATATGGTTTGTTTGAGAAGAAGAATGAACATCTTACTGAGAAAGAAGTAGATAAATGTATAGATGATTTTGCTAGCTCGGTTAAAGTGCATGTAAAAGATTTCTTAAAACAGATGCCTCAAGATAAACCTAGGTTAAGATTATCAACTATAGGTAGACCAGACAGGCAACTGTGGTATGATTTTAAACAGCCTCGCACCGAGTCTTTCCTACCTAGTACCAGGATTAAGTTTCTCTATGGTTATATCTTAGAAGAACTATTAATTATGCTTGCCTCTATCTCTGGACATAAGGTAACTCAACAACAGAAGCAAGTAGAAGTGGAAGGAGTTAAAGGACATCAAGATTGTTTTATAGATGACGTATTAGTAGATTGTAAGAGTGCCTCTGGTAGAGGATATAATAAATTTAAATATAATAATTTATCAACTGACGACCCTTTCGGATACATTCCTCAGATATCTGCATACGCAGAAGGTAATGGAGTAAATGAAGCCGGCTTTCTAGTTATTAATAAATCTACAGGAGAACTATGTTATACAAAAGTACATTCATTGGAGATGATAAATGCTAAAGAAAGAGTTAAGAAGATTAAAGAAGTGGTTAAGTCTGATACTGCACCGGACAAATGCTACCCTGCTGTTGCTGATGGCAAGTCTGGGAATTATAAGCTTGCTACTGGTTGTATTTATTGTAGTCATAAGCATACTTGTTGGAGTGATGCTAATAGTGGTAAAGGACTTCGTGCTTTTAATTATTCAACTGGTAAAAGATATCTTACACATGTTGAGAAAGCACCTAACGTAGAGGAAGTACATGATAAATAGTCATTGGACTTGTTATGGCACAGAAAAATCTTTTGTGCCTAACGAGGATAAGTTTGGTTTTGTTTATATTATAACAAATACTAAGAATGGTAAGGCCTATGTAGGATGTAAACAATATTACTCTATGACTAAAAAGAAAACAAAACATAAGTGGGAGATGTATACAGGTTCATCTAAATATTTAAATAAAGATATAGAAAAAATAGGTAAAGAACATTTTAAATTTGAAGTAATAGCAGAGTATAAAAACAAAAGAAGTTTACGTTACTATGAGATGTACTATCAAGTAAAGTGGAATGTTCTTACTGCTACTGTAGAAGGTAGTGATAAAAGAGCATATTATAATTCCTATGTTGGTGGTAAATTTTTTCCTCCTATTGAGTTATATCAAGACCCAGAATATAAAAAAATGATGCGTAAAAAAGTATATGATAATCCTAAAGTTGCAGATAAAAAAAGAAAGTCAGCTTTAAAAAGAGAAGAGAATATTGAATATAAAAAAAAGATGAGAAAGAATAATTATGATAATCTTGAAGTTAAAAAAAAGCAAAGTGAAAAAAATTTAGGAGAAAAAAATTCTAGTGCACTTGGACCTCATAAATTAACTTTTAAAGATGGTCGTTTAATAATTGTTTCTAATTTAGCTAGATGGGCTATGGATAGTAATAAATATGATTGGGCACAACTCTTTCATTTAAAAAAAGGTTATAAAATACAAGATGGAAAAAAAATTAGAATATTAAAATGTAAAGATATAATTAAAGTGGAGAAAGTAAATGATTAAAGAAATATTTAAACCATTATATATTACTAAAGATGGTAGTCTTTTTAAAGCAAAAGGCTATGAGATTAGTAATCATGGTAGATTAAAAAGTTTAAAGATAAATAAAATAAGAAAAAGAAGTCACGAAAAAGATGTTAGTAAACCTAATAATAAAGGATATATTAAATATGGTATTTCATTAGATGGTTATACAAACAATCAAGCTAAGAGTAAAAAAAATTATAGTATAAGAGAGCATAGAGTAGTAGCTATAAACTTTATACCTTTTGATTTATATGATAAATATGATTGGTGGCATACTATACCTAAACATTTTCAAATACAGTTTGGTATATTAAATCATCAGGTAAATCACATTGATGGAAATATACATAATAATTTGGTAAGTAATTTAGAATGGGTTACTCCTCAACAAAATACTAAACATGCTTATACTCTTTTTGATTATAATAAACATTCAGAAAGAATGCAAGAGCATGCAAAAAAAGTAATAAAAAAAGGAACTTTTAAGGGTAAAAATAATCCTATGTATAGATATAGAAAAAATACACTTAATTAATATTGACAATGAAGAATGAACCTGATATAATACAGATAGAAAACTTATTCTATTCTGAACCTTACAACTCAGAGAAGAGATTGTTTTTGTCTGTAATACTACAAGCATTATTAGATGTATCAAAGAATGTTATCACATCTAATGATAAAGTAAACAAAGCACGAGCTGAGTCCTGGTTCTTTGCAGAGGTTGGAGTAACTTGCGAGAACTTTGAAACAGTTTGTGGTATGGCAGGAGTAACACCAAGTAAAGCTAGGTCATTTGCTTACAAGGTTATTAAGGCAGACAATAAAAAGTTTTTAAGAAATAGAATAAGAAGTGTATTAAGAGGCGACAATGAAAAAGAAAATGACGTTTAAAGAAAGTTTTTATAAATTATATTCTGATATGAGAAAGGTAGAAGAGGACAGAGATATGGGACAAATGGATGAGGCAATAAGAGAGACAGTTAAACAACAAGGTTTTAAGAAAACAAATATAAAGAAGGAAGCTATTATAGCTACAGATAGACAGGTAGGTGGAGACCATTATAAGACTTGTAAGATACAGCCTGTTGATTATATTGTAGAAAATAACCTGACATTTCTTGAGGGTAATGTAGTAAAGTATATTACAAGACACAGAAGAAAAGGTGAAGGTGCTAATGACATTGAGAAAGTAATACATTATTGTGAACTAATATTGGAGAAAGATTATGGCAGGAAATAACTATTTACCTACAGAGTATCAGACGTTTATACATGCGTCTAGATATGCACGTTGGTTAGAAGAAGAAGGTAGAAGAGAAAGTTGGATTGAAACAGTATCTAGGTTTAGTAACTTCTTTCAAGGACATTTAGATAAAAATTTAGGTGTTGTCTTACCTCCAGAAGTATGGAGAAGAATAGAAGATAGTATTATAGGACTACAAGTTATGCCTTCTATGAGAGCATTGATGACAGCAGGGCCTGCATTAGAAAGAGAAAACATCTCTGGATATAATTGTTCTTATACTCCTATAGATAGTCCTCGTTCTTTTGATGAGATACTTTATATACTTATGAATGGTACAGGTGTAGGATTCTCTGTTGAAAGAGAAGGTGTTAATCAATTACCTACTATACCTGATAGAGAGTTTGAACAAACAGAAGATGTTATATCTATAGCTGATTCTAAAGAAGGATGGGCCAGAGGATTTAGAGATTTAATATCTTTTCTTTATACCAATAGAATACCTAAAGTAAATGTAAGTAAAGTAAGACCTGCAGGTGCTAGGTTAAATACCTTTGGTGGTAGGGCTAGTGGTCCTCAACCTTTAGTTAATCTAATTGATTTTACTATTAATAAATTTAAAGAAGCTAAAGGTAGAAAGCTATCCTCTATGGAGTGTCACGATATTGTGTGTAAGACTGGTGAAGTTGTGGTTGTTGGTGGTGTGCGTAGGTCAGCCCTTATATCTCTGTCTAATTTATCAGACCAGAGATTAAGGGTTGCTAAGTCTGGTGCTTGGTGGGAGACAAATCCTGAGAGAGCATTAGCTAATAACTCAGTAGCATATACAGAAAAACCTGATGTAGGTATGTTTATGAAAGAATGGTTAGCATTATTTGAAAGTAAATCAGGTGAACGTGGTATTTTTAATAGAGCATCTGCTCAAGCAAAAGCTAAAGAAAATGGTAGACGTAAATCAGACTATGCATTTGGTACTAATCCTTGTAGTGAGATTATACTTAGACCTAATCAGTTCTGTAACTTAACTGAAGTAGTATGTAGACCTGCTGATACAGTAGAAACATTAAAGAATAAAATAGAAGTAGCTACTATACTAGGTACAATACAAGCTACACTTACTAACTTTGGTTATCTTAGAAAGAGATGGAAAGATAATACAGAAGAAGAAAGATTACTTGGTGTATCATTAACAGGTATCATGGATAATAGTATACTATCTAGAATGAGAAGTACGTTACCAGAAACACTACAAGATATGAAACAGAAAGCTGTGACAGTAAACAAGGAGTGGTCAGAGAAGTTAGGTATACCACAATCAACAGCTATTACTTGTGTTAAACCTTCAGGTACAGTTAGTCAGTTAGTAGATAGTGCTAGTGGTATTCATGCTAGACATAATCCTTATTACATTAGAACAGTAAGAGGAGATAAGAAAGACCCTCTAACAGAGTTTATGAAAGACCAAGGCATACCTTGTGAAGATGATGTAATGCAACCAAATAATGCTGTGTTCTCTTTTCCTATGAAGGCAGATTCTAATGCTGTATTTAGAAATGATATGACAGCTATAGAACAGCTAGAGATATGGAAGTGTTATGCGCAACATTGGTGTGAACATAAACCATCAGTAACTATATCAGTTAAAGAACACGAATGGGTTAATGTAGGTAACTGGTGTTGGAATAACTTTGATACATTATCTGGTATATCATTCTTACCTTTCTCTGACCATACATATCAACAGGCACCTTATCAAGACATAGATAAAGCTACATATGAAGAGCTTGCTTCTAAGATGCCTGAGAATATTAACTGGTCTGAACTTAGTAAGTTTGAAAAAGAAGATACAACAAAAGGAGCACAAGAATTAGCATGTACTGCAGGTTCATGTGAACTAGTAGATATATAAGTTTTTTGTTGCATTCATATAAAAAATATGTTATAATAGTAGTATTATAAAAAATAATAAAAAGGAAAAACATGAGAATAATTTTAGTACTAATAATAAGTTTATTTACATTACAATTAAAAGCAGACCCTTGGTTTGATTCAATAGGTTATAGGTATTATCATGATATGGATAATGAACGTAATGGTTCTAAGTTTAGAAGTTATTTAAAAAAGAAAATGTCTAATGGTAATAACTTAAAGATAGCATATGAGAGAACCAGAACAGGTATGGGTATAGAAGCAGGTACTGCATTTATTGATTATGAATTTAAGTTCTAGGAGACAATATGAAAATTAGAAATGATATGGATACAGTATATATTGGCTATGACCCTAGAGAACATGCAGCTTATGAGGTATTAAAGTTCTCTATAGAAATCAGAGCTAAGAATCCTGTAAGAATTGTGCCTCTTAAAAAAGATGCATTGATTAGAAATGGTATGTTCAAAAGAAAGTCTAACAAGATGGGCAATCAACAGTATGATGAGATAGATGGTAGACCTTTCTCAACTGATTTTAGTTTTACTAGATTTCTTGTACCACATCTAAACTTATATGAAGGTATGGCATTATATTTAGATACAGATATGTATTGTTATGGAGATATAACAGAACTATTTGATATGTGCAGAGATAATTATTATCCTGTATGGGCAGTACATCATAAGTATAATGTAGATAAAGGTGTGAAGATGGATGGTCAGGCACAAGAACCTTATAATATGAAGAACTGGTCTAGCCTTATGATGTTTAATTGTGGTCATCACTATTTAGAAAACCTAAGTATTGATGCTATTAATACAGAGAAAGGTAGATGGTTACATACATTTAAATGGTTGCCAGATGAGTCCTCAGATGTGGGACAGATACCTGAAGAATGGAACTGGCTTGACGGACATTCACCAGAGGATATGAAACCAAAGATTGTTCACTTTACAACAGGTGGGCCTTGGTTTTCTAAGTGGAAACCTAGAGGAACTACTGAAGGTAAGTATGCTGTGAAGTGGTGTGAAGATGCTAGGTGGTTACAGATGAAAGGTATTATACCTAAAGAAAAGGATTATTTAATATCATGAGAGAACTATCAGATACATTATATAAATCATTGAGATGTCATTATAAAGCTGAAGTTAATAGAGCATTATATCAACTTGATTTAGCATTTCAAAAACCGGTAGCAATAGGAGAACATCCAAAGATAGTAGAAGATTCTATTGTATTAATAAAACAATTAGCTGAAGCTGAAGAAGCTTTAGAAACATTAGAGAATAACTTTGGAGTATACAATGAAAAAAGTTAATATCGTTACATCATTTAATGAAACTATATTAAAAAATAATGGTGTTCATTTATTAAGTTCTTTAAAAGAAAATTTAGATACTAAAATAAATGTTACTGCTTATCATCATGATTGTAAGTTAGATGCTTATTCATTACCTAAATATACTTATAAAAATTTACATGAAGTAAAAGAACATGAAGACTTTATAAAAAGATATGGTGAACATGATGGTACAGAAGAAGGTAAGATACCATACAATGAAAAGTTAGATGCATTAAAGTGGTCACATAAAGTATTTGCCTTAACTGAAAAAGCATTTGAACTTGCAGAAGAAAGTAAAGATGCAGGTTGGTTAATATGGATTGATGCTGATTCTTATTTAACAAAAAGATTAACTGAACAAGATATGTTGTCTATGTTAAATGATAAAGCTGATGTTGTTTATAATCCTGATGAATCTTTCTTTATGGCTTTTAATTTAAATAAACAACCAGCATTAGATATTCTATCAGATTTACGTGGAGCTTATATATTAGGTGAGATGGTTACATATAGAGAGTGGCATGATTATTATATTTTATCTAGACTATTAAATATATATCAAGCACATGGTATGAAAATAGATACAGCTCAACAAGTATATAATTATTTATATCACTTTAAAGGTAGAACTGATTTATCAAAAGTTGCTTTAAGAGATGCAAAAGGTAATAGAATTTTTTCTTTACCTGATACTGTTTCATCAGATATTAAACCTAATAGATATGAACAGATACATCAAATAATGAAAACATATAAACCAAAATCTGTAATTGAAACAGGTACTTGGAATGGTGGTCGTGCTATTGAGATGGCATTAACAGCTTTTAAATATTCCGATACATTTACTTATCATGGTTATGATTTGTTTGAAGATGCTACTTTACAAACAGACCAAGAAGAGTTTAATGCAAAGGCACATAACAAAATGTCTGCTGTTCAAGAAAGATTAAATTCATTTGCAGAACATATGAAAGATAATAAAAATAAAACTTTTAATTTTGAATTACATAAAGGAAATACAAGAGACATTTTAAAAGACCAAGGAGAGTGGTTTGATATGGCCTTTATTGGTGGTGGTAATAGTATTAAAACTGTTGCTCATGATTATGAATGTGTTAAGAAAACACCTATCATAATGCTTGACCATTACTTTAGAGAAGATGATGATAAGATGGCTCCTAATGATGTATACTGTGGAGTTAATAAAGTTTTAGAAAAAATAAAATCAAACAAAGAAATAAGAAAACATATACTACCTTCTGGTGACAAAGTTGTTGATGGTGGTTTTACTCATTTACTATTATTTTTAAATGATAAAAATTTACCTGATATACCAGGAGATTTAAAGAGAGTTCCTATTGTTGTTAATCCAAGGGACTGTGTACCTAAAGAATATATTAGAGATAATATTAAAGATAATATAAAATTAATATCTGATAAGAAGTTTATTCAAAAATGTAGAACAAATGATAAACATGCTATTATTATTTCTGGTGGACCTAATATAAACTATGATGAGTTAAAAGATACTATTAAAAAATATCCAGATGCTTTAACTGTTTGTGTTAAACATGCTTATCCAGGATTATTAAAAAATAATATTAAACCAGATATATGTATTTTATTAGACCCTAGGTCTGTTGATGGTATTAGTACACATGGTATTAAAAGAAAAGATTTACTAAAAGATATTATACCAGAGACTAAATTTTTAGTAGCATCTATGACAGACCCTTCTGTTCTTAATTACTTAATAGAAAAGAAAGCTAACATCTGGGGTTGGCATGCTTTCACAGAATCTTTAAGAGATGATGAAGATAGAAAACAACAGATACAAAACAATCAAGTAAAAATAAGAGAAGACATTGGCTTACCTCAAGGTGCAACACTTATTACAGGAGGTACTTGTGCAGCTATGAGAGCTATAGGTTTATTACATACTTTAGGTTTTAGAAGTATTCATTTATTTGGATTTGAATGTTCACTACCAGGAGAGCCTACAGAGGATATGAAAAAAGAAACTACAGGTGCTGATGATGAACCAAAGAGACCAAAGTACTTACAAGTTTCTGTAGAAAATAAATCTTACTGGACTACCGGAGAGCTACTAGCAATGGCACAGGATTGTGAGAAAACATTTAGTGATAAAAGTATGGGTATTCTTTTTTATTTTTATGGTAACAATTCTTTAGTATCAGAACTGTGGAAAAAATCTCAAGATAAACAAAACTTACCTACGTATGAGGATATGTTTAATGTACAATAGAGATAAGCCTTCTGAAGATTACAATACTCTTTTAGATGAGTATAAAACTTTTCATAAAAATAGTAAATATTTTAATGGAATATGTTTAGCTACTCATGTTGAAAAACTAATAGATGTTTCATCTTTAGAAAAACCTAAAAGTTTATTAGACTATGGTTGTGGTAAAGGTTTATTATATGATGATACTGATTATGATAAATTAGGTTTAAATAAAGAGGGTAGTACTTTACCTAGTTCTTTACCTAAATTATTACAGTTAGATTATTATGCGTTATATGACCCTGCATATCCTAAACATAGTAAATTACCTAAAGGTAAGTATGATGCTGTGATATGTACAGATGTAATAGAACATATAGATGAAAAAGATATTGATTGGATTCTAGAAGAAATATTTTCTTATAGTAGAAAGTTTGTCTTACTTACTATTGCCTGTTATAAAGCATTAAAAACATTTAACAATGGTAGAAATGTACATGTTAATATAAAAACTCCAGAACATTGGAAAGAAAAATTATTACAGTTACATAACAAACATCCACATCTAAATATATATTATAGTTTAGATGTGCTTGAAGATGAAGAAGCAGAAAAACTTAAATCTATAACAGAATGGAAATTAATAGAAAGGAAATAATATGGCACTACTAAGTTTGATTGGACCTGCTACAAAGTTATTAGGTAAGTTTATAGAAGATAAAGATGTAAAAAATAAACTTGCTCATGAAGTAGCTACAATGGCAGAGAAGCATGCACAAGAATTAGCTAAAGGACAATTAGCAATAAACAAAGAAGAAGCAAAGTCTGGTAATATATTTATTGCCGGCTGGAGGCCCTTCATAGGTTGGGCATGTGGGGTTGCCTTAGTATGGCACTTTATTGCAGCTCCGTTTATTATTTTCTTTGCAGCACTATTCGGTGCAACATTACCAGCATTACCTGAGTTTGATATGGGAAGTTTAATGACTGTATTAATGGGTATGCTTGGACTTGGAGGCCTTAGAACTTTTGAGAAATATAAAAAAGTTACTAAGTGAAGAAGAAAGTTATTGTTGAAGTGAGTATAGAAGAACCATTATGGGATATGTATAATGAATACTCATGTAATCAAATAAAATTAAAGTTTAAAAATACTAGGAAAAATAATAAGCCTGTTATTAATCATAGTATATGGATACCAAAAACTTATGAAGAATGGTTTAATAAAATAAAATTTCCCAAGGAGGGACAAAAAAAATGAAACAAACAATTTATTTTGGAGTATTAGCACTGATATTAATTCTTGTACTTATATTTGCAAGAACTAGTTCAGAAATAATAGATGAGAATACACCTATTAAAAGCAGTAATGTTCTTGAAAAAGAATATGAAAAATACGAAATGAGTAATTACAGATAGTGGCAGAGTTTAAGAAACATACCCCTTATAAAACTAAAGATTGGTATCTCAAGTGGGCATCATCTTTAGTTTTAATTGTGGGTATCATGCTTACATCACATAATATCTACCCATATAATTTATATGTTAGTTCTGTGGGTTTATTAGGTTGGACTGTTGTAGGATTCTGGTGGAATGATAGAGCAATTATGATTGTAAATCTTGTATCACTAGTAATATATGTAACAGGTCTAATTAATTATTTATTATTTACAATGACGAGTATAGATTAATATGGCATTAAATGACCAACAAGAAAGATTTTGTCAGTCGTATATTTTGCATAGGAATGCTTCGGAAGCTGCTAGAGCTGCCGGTTATTCGCAAGAACATGCAGCACGACAGGGGCATAGACTACTACAAAACGAGGAAGTTGTCGAGAGGATTACAGAGCTCGAACAAAACTTAACTACTGACGTAGATGTTATTACTGAGATAGAAAAACAATATGAATATGCTAGAACTAATGGACACACTAACAGTGCGATTAAAGCTCTAGAGTTATTATCTCGAATCAGAGGGACTCAAGAAGAGAAAGAAGATATGACAGACCCTGTAAAACTTAAAGAAGATTTAGTAAAGTCTGCTAAGATAATGGGTAAAGATTTTTATTTTGATATAGCTAAAGAAGCTGGGTTTCTAGATAGAGGTAACAAGGTAGACAATGTAGATAATAAAGAACACAAAGAATAATACACAACCACCTATAATAGTATTCTCTACCATCTTTCGTTGCTTTCTTCTCTCTTCTAGGATTGCTTCTTTTTTTTCTTTTCTTATCTGTGCTTGTATTCTTAGCACTTCATTCCATGCATTAGGGCCATGAGATAAATTTACAAAGTTACGTAATTCTCTTTCCATACGTTCTGCTTCTTTTACAGCAGCAAAAGTTTCTAATGCTTCTTCTTCTACAGAACCAAAAGACCTACTCTTTTTTTTCTTATGCCCATCCTTAACTGCTTGAATCGCACCCATCCATCTGCCCAAATCCTTGGACATACTTTCTACTTGCTTACCTACTTTAAATCCTGATACAATAGTTTTGTATGCAGTCGTAGCTATACCTATCGCTGTAACTGGGTCCATGTTTGCCTCTTAACTCTTAATGGATTATATAAATCTTGGTTGTCTTTTATAGGGGTCTGATTCTATCATGCCTCCTGATTGTTTTTTCTTAGGCTGTCTTTCTATTAAAACTTTATTCATTAATTTTCCATACTCTGGTTTACTTAAATTTTGTGATAATTTATCTAAATAAGAACTCCATAATCTTTTATTTCTATCACCTAAAATAACTCTGTTACCTTCTGGTCCAGTATATCTGTCAGTCATATTATCAACTATTCCTTTAATATCATTTTTTGATGCAGCAGTAGTTAATCCTGGTGCCTTTTTAGGTGATAATCCATTAAAAGTGCTTTCGACTAATAATTCTTGTATGGTCTTTGATAAATCTGAAAACTTTTTACCTGTTTTATTTTCATATTCTACTTTAGTTATTCTACCTTTTTCTTTGATATCTTCTTTAAGAATTTTTAGTGCATCTTCTTTACTTATAGGAATAAAGTTTCCTTTATCATCTTTAACTTTAATACCATAAACTAATCCACTTTTATATTCTTCTGATGATAATTTATGGCCATAACCTATATCATAAGTTTTGTCTAATTTTGGATTTAATTTTGATTCAACAGATAATGATACTGTAGGTATAAATCCTTCAGCACCTGTTAAAAAATCAGTAAGAGTATTTGATGACTTAAACTCAAACTTTATAGGTTTTTCTACAACAGTTTCTTTAGATTGTTCTGATTTGTCTGTAACATTTTCTTTAGGTTCATCTACTAAATTAACAGGTATTACATTTTCTTTTAAATTATTTTTTAAACTAGTTAAACTAGGCTTTACTGTTTCTACATTTATTTTTTGATTCTCTGTAGGTTCAAATGTACTTTCTTGAGTTTTTTTCATATTATCTGTATTATAAACAGTATTTAAATTAGGTCTGTAAATTTGTTCATTTAATACAGAAGGATTTCTACTATTATCCATAGCTACACCTCTTGTTCCTTCACCATCTACAGAACCTATAGGTATTTCTTCTTGCCCACTTTTTATATCTCCTAAATTTACATATAAAGATGCTAATGCTTTTGATAAACTATCATATTCTTTTTCAGACATATTTTTTTCCTTTCATCTGTACACTCTTACTTTTTTATTTTTTAAATCTACTTCTACAGGCTTACATATTGCTGTATATCTTTTCTTTGTTACTGGGTCAGCCGGTTGTTTCATTACCCTAGAGGCAAAGTATCTACATCTATTAATGTCAGCAAACATCATATTACTTTCTTGTTGTGCTTTACCTAAGTATATCATTAATATAAATACTGTGGTCATTTACCTATTGACCTTCTTATCATATCATCTATCTTACCTTCAAGCCTATCAAATCTTTGCATGAGTTGTGTCATATCATCTTTAACATCATCCTTAGTTGCATACATCAATGCCATGTTCTCTTTAGACTTTGCTAGTTCATCTTTAACTTTACCAATAGAAGCAGACGTAGAACGTATCCACCATAGAAAGCCACCTATTGCCATAGTTAATATTGCATTCCATATCATTGTCATATCTGCCATCTTAATCTCCTATATTTACTTCTGGTAATTCTGTTGATAAATTTTTTAAATTATACTTACGATAAATACTATCAAAAGCATTACGTAGTCTTGGAATTTGTGTAACTAAATCTCTATTTTCTCTAGCATATGTTTTCCAAAAAGACTTATCAAAACGTGGAGCTTGAAATTTTCCTTTGGTAATTAAATTTATTTCTTTTTTAGATAGCCCACCTGCTTGACGAACTTGTCGAGACATTAATATTTTCTTAGCTTCAACAGGACTTTTAAATTTTAGTAAACTATTATACAGTTGGTAAATACCTTCCTGTGCTACAAACTGTTCTTCAATTCCTTCTTGATATAACTTTCTCATATTCTGTAAAGAAAAGTTTGCATCTCTAGCACTTAATCTTTGTTTAATAGTAGATGATGTAATATTATTATTTCTATTAGCATTACTTAATAAAGTCTTAGCAGCAAAAGAAACATTCTTTATTGGATTAACAATAGTTTCTTTTGTTCCTAATCCAAATATACCTAGAGGTCCTGTAAAGTTTAAACCTACTTCCGACAGATAACCAGCAACACTACTTGCATCTCTCATTAGTTTTCTTTTTTCACCAAAGTATAAAGGGTCTAGTTTAGATTGTAAGTAAGAACCACCTTGGCCTCCTATTGGTTTACTCAATGCATCTAATGTTTCATATGCTCCAACATCTCCAGCTAGCTCTCTTATATTTTTTACAACACCAGGTTCTGATATCTTATATGCTTTAAATAAAAAGTCTGCTGCACGTAAATCATTTTCTTCTTTAACATAACCTAATATATTTTTAGCATAATCTAAAACTAATGACTCACCAACAAAAGGAGAGGCAGTATTCTTAATTACTTGTAACATTTTTTCATCTAAGTTTTTAGTTATGTCTTCACCATTTGCTGCACCTACTAATAAAGGACTAATAATATCTAGTACATATTGGTCAGGGTTGTTATAACTTAAATCAGTAACAGCATACTCTTTTTCACCATCTTTATTTATATATTCTCTAACTTGTAGAGCATGATTTTTGGCCCACTCTGGTAAAGACTGACGAATAAAATCCATAACTTTATCTGTACCTTGAGTAGTATTATATACATAAGCAGCTAGTGCCGGTGCTGCAGCTACTGCCCCTTGAGACAGTAAACGATTAGCACCAGACTTAATTAAACCTCTACCAGATTTAGTAGACATGCCTAATTCAAAACCATCTTTAATTTCTTGAGAGCCCATCTTTAAAACTCTATACTTATTACGTAAGTTCTCTGCAGGAAAAGCAGTAAAAGAACCAAGTATAGGTATGCCTCTCATCTTCTCTAATACTTTTGGTATTCTAGAATATACTGGCATAACATTTAATGCATTTGAAATAGCTACTTCATCTACTAAAAAATCATCAAATGCTTTTGTATCATCTGGTGTAACATATACTGGCTGATTTTCTTTAACTGGTTTACCTGTTGATAAATCAATTACAGGTTCTTCTGTATCTGGGTCAAGCTTTGTAACTCTTTTAGTTCCTTTAATTGGTATACCATAATCTCTTTCATAATTAGCTCTCATGATTTGTTTTTGTTCAGGAGACATATCATCAAAGATTTTTTGAAACTTAGCTTTCTCACTTAAATAACTTGCTATCTTACCTAAATCATCTGTCTTTGTATATATCTGTTCTGCTTTTCTAGCAGTTTTTTTAAAGCCTGCTGTTTTTTCTAGAGAACTAACTCCCATTGAACCTACACGTACAATATTTCTAGCTAATACACCTTGTATACCTTTTATATTATTCTCATTAATATCTGCAAAGTCTGATAATCTATTAGCAATTTGATTTAATTCCACATTAGTACCTTGCACACCTAATCTTCTTAGCTTATCAAACAAAGCATCTTTATCTTTTTTAGATTTTGTTACTACAATTTTAGCTAACTTACCTATACCTGTCCAGTTACCTGAATTAGCCACAGTAAGTAAAGCACCTAGTGCATTTCTTACGTGAGCAAAAGGATTATATACTGTCTTACCTTTTTTAATATAACCTTGAGTTGCTGCAATAGCTTGAGCAAAAGGACCTAGTGCTTCATTCTTAGATAAAAATCCTGTTCTATCTGTCATAACTTTTATCTTAGCTGCTAATTCTTTTGGTATAAATATTTCTTGTGCAGGTGCTGCATAAATATCACCACGAACTTGAAAAGGTGTTTCATCATATAAAGACTTTTCAAATGCAGAAGCTTTAGAAGTTACAAGAGGAACAGCATCTTCACCTAATAGTTCTTTAGCTTTAAAAGCAGAGTCAGCTCTTACTGCCAAACCTCTGTTTAATAAACTATCAGATAACTGTGCAGCTATTCTTAAATCAGCAACAGGTTCTACAATACCAGCTATAGTTTCAGTAGCTCTTAGTGCTGGGTTTTGATTTAAACCATAGATTGTTTTAATAACATCAGGCAATTCTTGTTTTGCTTTTAATGCACCATACTTACTTCTGCTTTGTAAACTTGGTGTATATAATCTTTGCATTTCAGTATTAATAATTTTATTTAATTTGTTTTCATCATAAATACCTTCTTTACTTTGTTTACTAACAAATTCTTTTAATGTACCATCTGCATTTCTAAGTCCTAGTTTTTTACCTAGAACCTCATCTTCTACTGCAAGATTACGAAACTCAACAATAGTATCTCTATTTCGTGCATCTTTTTTCCAAAGATTAAAATCTTGTCTACCTCTCTTTGTAAACTTTTCAAAGATATCTCTTACATAGTTATTTTTTAAACCATAAATTGTTTTAGTTTTTTCAGATATTTGTAATCGTGGGTCATCTAATTCTTTTCTAACTTTAGTTCTAAGACGAGTAAAGTCTCTTAGACTATTAGCTAAATCAGGACTTCTTAATCTAACATTTCTTCTAGCTATAGTATCTCCTTCCATAGCTTTATTAACTAATTCAATATCTGTTGGTGTAGGAGCTTTAAAATCTCTTTGCCAAAATGTTTCAATATCTCCAGATAACTTTTCAGCATCTTGTTTAATTTCTTTAAATGCTGATTCGCCTATCTCAATGTTTCTCATGGTAGCATTATCTAAACCAGCCTGAGGCATAAACCATTTTTCTAACCAGTTTTGTGCACCTCGTACAGCATTACTATCTGAAAGACCTGTAGCCTTTGAAGCACTCTTAACACCAGCTCCTATAGTAGAACCTACAATATTAATACCAGCACCTCCTAAAGGACTTATCACACCTTCAGCTAAACCTTGTAAAGCTATATCACCATAATCATATTCTCCTTGTGCCCTTCTTCCTAATGCCATATCTACATTTTGAGAACGTGCTTGTTGTGCACCACCTCCAGCACCAGCAATACCACCTTCTACTGCTAATGAACCAAGCACTGGCTTAGTACTTAAAGCTTTTATCTTTGCTTTTACTGTTGCTCTAACACCTTGCTTTGCAGCTTCTTTAGCTCCAAGAACAGCAGCACCACCTGTGCCTAGTGTAAATGCACCAGCAATAACAGATAATAAGTTAGTAGGGTCTGTAATACCAGCAGCAGCATAATCACCTAGTGCTCTCCACATAGGTGCACCACCTTCACTAAAAGCTGAAGGCAGTTGGTCTACTTTATCTAAAGCTTCTGAGTAAGATTTTTTATTAACATCTGATAACTGTTTTATTTTACTACCCTGTGTAAAGGTAGATGAAATATTAGTATCAAAATATCTTCTCTTCTGTAAAAACTTATCTAATACTTCTTGTCTATTATTAGTTACAGTTTCACCCATAGCTTTTAAAGAATGATAAGCATTACTTAAAAAATTATCATCTTGTAATAAAGAATTATATGTTACTTTATTATTCATCTTTGGTCGTTTACTTTAAATTCTTCTTTATTAGGATTTTCATCAAAAATTGCTTTAAATCTAGCATCATATGCTTTTTGTTGTGAAGGTTCTAAAAGATATCTTATTTTTAAATAATTTTCATAACCTACATTTGGGTTTCTTCCGTCTTCTGTACTTGCTAAATAATTATCAGCTTGTTCAGTAATAGTTAAACCTGTTTTTAATACTTTATCTTTAGCTGCATGATTTAATCTCATTTGTTCTAATCCAGTAGTATATTCATCAATATCTATTTTACCTTGATTAAGTAATTGTTGATATTTACCTACTCTTGCTTGAAACTGTTGATTAGCACTATCTCTTACAATTTGTCTTTCTTCTCTATTTAAATCTTTTAAAGTTTTTAAATACTCTTGAGAACCTTCAGTTGCTTTAGCTCCTGCTTTTCCAAACTCAGCAAAGAAACCACCACCTTTACCATCACCAGTTAGTAAACCTTTTCCTAAGTCTATTAAGAATTTACTTCTAGCTGCTTTTCTAGCTGTTTCTTTTTCTTCAGTAAGTCTAGCTTTATCAGCTTCACCTTGTGCTTTAGCTGTAGCCTCTAATCCAGCATACTGTTGAGCAAGATTAGTAAACTGTTTTCTCACTGCATCATAAGGATTAAATTCTGTTGTATCTCCTGTACCAGGTCTAGCATTACCTATAATATCACCACTTATTAATTCTTGATTTTGTTTATTAACTGATGGATTATTATTATTAACTGATGGATTATTAACTGATGAATTATTAGATGATGTATTATCAACTGGTGTTGTATCTAATATATTTTTTAAAGTTGTGTACCTATCTTGTTGTTCTTTAAACTCATCTAAACCAGGTTCACCATCTTCAACAAATTTTTTGTCTCTTTTCATTCTATTTATTTTTCCTTCAAATTCTACTGCTCTTTGTTTTTGTTTTTCAGTCGTTCTTAGAGGATTTAAAGCTTTGCCTACTTTACTAATTCTTTCAGGTAATGTTGATATAAATTTATCTAGAGGTGGTCCTTTTGAAGCTAAATTTTTACCACCTACATTTATATTTTGTAAACTATTAAAAAATTGTTTTAAAGAATCAATAGTAGATGGACCATCTTCTTCATCATACTCTTCTATCTCTTCATTTATATCTGCCATTTGTGCTGGTGTTGTTGGATTACTAAAAATTGATTGACCTATCTTTTTTTTTACTACAGGTAAACCAGATAAACCTCCATCAATACTACCACCTTCAGAAAATAGTTTTAAATTCTTAGCAGCATCATAAGTACCTAAAGCAGTTGCTCCAGTTCCTAGTGCTGTTGCTAAAGGACTTGGTCTATATTGTTGTTGTGTATATTGTACTTGACCTTGATTAATAGGTGTACCAGCTACTAATGCTTGGAACTTACCGAGTTGTTGTTCTGGAAATTCTCTTTCAGTTAAAAATCTTTTATATGATTCATCTAATAGAGTTTGTTCTCTTTGTTGTTGTTCTCTACCCATAGCTTCTAATGCACCTAATTCTCTAGCTTGTGATGTAAACTGTTGAGGTACTAATGAAGATAAACCAGAAGCAGCTTGCCTCTCTCTTAATTTCTGTGCCTCAAATTGTTTTTGTGCATTTTGAAAAGCTGCTAAATCTCCTTTAGCTTGTAAGTCAGATAGTAATCTTGCTTGATTATCTCTTGCTTGTGACTCTAACATAGCAGCTCTAGACCCACCAAAAGAACCAGCATCTATTGCTGATTTTCTAAGGCCTGGTAATGTTTGTTGTTCAAATTGTTCTGTTGCCTGTCTCTTAGCAATATCAGTTACTGCTTGTTGATAAGGATTCATAAAAGGCTGCAGATTTTCAGTTGTTGCCTGCTGTGTTTGTCCTCTAATTAATCCAGAAGCCTCATCATATATAGGTTTAGATTGTCCTACTAATTCTCTTAAACCTGCTTGAGCTGTTGTTTGGTCATCAGATATAGCAGCTAAAGTTTTTCCCTCATAAGGAACAAAACCTTCATCCATTCTTTGTTTATATAATGCTTGACCTTTACCTAATATGTCTTTAAGATAAGGTGCTATTTCTTCTGCTATTTTGGGTTCAGATATACTAGCCGGTACAATCTGTGTAGGTTGACTTCTAGTTAGACCTAATAAAGACGAAAGACTCATTATACTCTCCTCATTCTATTTAATGCTTGTAAACCATCTATTTCTTTTTGTTGTTCTCTTTGTCCTGTTGCTGCCATACGCACATCTTTTACAGTTTCATCCATTATTTTTGCACCTGCATCAGGATTACCATTACCTAATAAAGACATTGTATTAGCATCTACCACATACTCTTTAGGACTTACTGCTAATGTTGCTACTTGTTGGCCATTATCTCGCTCTACAATAGGCATATATACATTATCTTCCATACCATCACCTTGACCTCCAACCATGCCTGAGAACTCTTTATATCGAACATCTAGGCCATTCTGAGGCATTTGTCCACCATATGCCATACCTATTAAACCACCTGATGAAGCTAACTGAGTATCTCCTGGTCTAATAAATCTAGTTTTAACACCAGAAGATAATGCACCAACTCCTTGTGATGCAGCATAGTTTGGATTATAATTTTTATAAGCTAACTGTATTAACTCTAAAGCTCTATCAGTTGGAACTATTTCTTCTTCTCCAGTTTCTGGATTAATTCTGTAATATTCTGTAGCTACTTTACCATAGTCTGTTTCTACTTGTCGTTGTTGTAAACCCTCTGGAAGGTCTGGTTGTTCTGGTTCTGGAGCTAATGCTTGTGCAGCTGCTGTTCCTAATGCTAATTGTCCTATTGTACTTTCAGGTATTAATTTATTTAAATAAGGTACTCTATTTAATTCTCTTCCAATTAAAGTTCCTTTATAATCTGGACCAGATAAACTTAATGAATTTTTTATTTTATCTACAGTAGATAAGTTAGCATATCCTGCATCTGCTGCATCTGCTGCATCTGCTGCATTTCTTATTACGTCTGCTTCACTTATAGTTCCAGGTACAGCAACATCTTGATAATTTGCTAAATTAGGGTTTACTCCTGGAGAAAAAGTTTCAGCAGCTGGAATAGTTTGTGCTTGTTGATAACTATCTCCCATAAGATTAGCACGAGTTGTACCTGTTGCATCATATTTTAAAGGAGTCTCTGTATATGTACCTTGAGGAACTGGACCAACTACATCTGCTTTATTAATTGCAAGACCACTAGTAGGTCCACCAGTTGTACCACCTCTAACATACTCAGTTTGATTAGGTTGCTCACCTTTTAAACCACTAAGACCTGTTTGGTCTCCAAAACTTTTTCCTACAAATTCTCCAGTGCCTGCAAATCTATCACCTAATCTAGAAACAAAAGTTCCTGATGGGTCATAACCAGCTCCACCTGTAACACTTTGTCCTAAATCAGAAAATACATTTGTTGCTGCAGCTGTTGGAGCATTCTGTAACGAAGCAGTTGAAATATCACTACCATAACTAGCAGCATCAGGGCCTAAATTAGAAGCATAATTAGATGTTCCATCTCCTACAAATTCACTTCCAGCTTGTGAACCTTCTGATAACTTACCTTTAACTGCTTCTGCAGCAGCAGCTCTAGCAGCAGCCTGTGTAACTTTATATGGATTACCTTCTGCTTTAGGGTCTTTCATTGCAGCTATACTAGCAGCTATTGCAGCAGCTGCAGCAGGATTACCACCTAATAAAGGAGCCAAACCTAAAATAACATTACCAACTTTTGATTTAGATAAAGGTCTAACAATAGCTCTACCAAATACTTTAGCAGGAGGAAGTTTATTAAAAGCTCTAATTGCTTTCTTTAAAAATCCACCAAATCCTGCTTGTACTACAGGAAGATTAACAAGACCACCAGAAGCTGCATATTGCATATCTCCTTCATCAGCCATACTACCAGCTGTTAAGTCTGATAATAATGCTAGCCTTTCTAAACCTGTAGGTTCTTGCTCTTGTAAATTATCTCTAAACATCATTAAATCCTGTAGTCCGTTCATTATATTTTCCTTTTGTCCATATAGTTTGATTGTGCTTTTGTTTGGTCTGCATAAAAATTATTGCTTACATCACGTAAGGGTTCTATCTTTTGTTTTTGACTATATATACCCTGCATTAATCCAGTCTTACCTTGATTAATATTTTGTACATAAGTACTTGTATTTATAAAATTAAAATAATCTGTTTTGTTCATTAGAAAAAAGCCTTAAATGTTGTTGAAGTTGCAGTGCTTACATAACCTTTATATTTACCAGCACTTGTTGTATACACCACATCACCTTTTTGTGGGTTTGTAATATTACCTGAAGTTACTTCTACTCTTATAGTTGTTGATGGTCTATTATCTACTTGTGCATCTCGTGCATCTAATTCATTTAATAATGTAGAACCCCATCTTTGCATTTCATTATATAAGTTTCTTATTTCTTCTGTTGGTAAGTTTACGAGATTAGATAACTCAGGATATCTTGCCATTATCTACCACCATCTTTTTGTAGTCCCATACGTATTGTTCCCCATCTCCAGTTTGTACCGGTGGAATCACAAGATACCCTGATTCTAGCTTGCCTTCCTCGTGCTCGCATACTTATCTTTTCTGTAGTATTAGATATAGTAAAAGGACCTTTCTCAGTTACCTCTTGACTTTCAGGATATCTTTTAGTCTTAACACTAAATTTTATATTACCTGTATTAATATCATAGTCTGGTATAATTTTATCCATAAACATTAATTCATTACCATCATCTAAATCAAAATCTGCTGACTCTATAAAAGAAGTTTGTGCTGCATTGTTTGCTGTATATACAGATACTGGTTCATTATTATATAAGTTACTACCACCTACAGATGAACCTGTTGTTATTGTATTTCCAAATACTGTTCTATCTGCAAAGGTTGTAAATAATCCTGTACCATATACCCAGTAGTTTTCCTCTGGTGAATGTACTACATACTTATTACACTCAGATGAATCAGTGCCTGGATATAACCAGATAATTTCTTTAAACTCAGAGTTAATACCAGCAAACACTTTATCTTTTACATCATAGTTTAAATCATCAAATATAAATCTTCTTACTGTACAAGGTAAAGTTCTTACTTGACCATCATAAGCATAGAAGTTTTCTTCACCCATCCAATAAGATATACCATTATAATCAACACCACCATGTGCAGATATCATACCACAATTACTACCTGCTTGTCTAAAACTAAAAGTAAATGGTGGCCCAACAAATTGCATTAACCATAATGAATTATCTGTCCATATATTAATAGCATTTCTACTTCTTACTGCACCTACTAATTTTGTACCATCTGTTAATACTGTTTCACCTGATGTAGAACTTGTACTTGGTACCCAATTAGTTACATCTTCTTGATTAGACCATCTAACAGTCATAGGGTCAAATGTTCCATTAGGGTCTGCAGTAGTATTAAAAGCATTACTACCTAAACATATTAAGTGTCTATCATTTGGTGATACTATAATAGAGTTTACAGTTGTTGGTGTTGAGTTTGTAGCACCAGATACTTTTGTTGCTCTTTCTGGTGTTGCAGAAGCATCAACATCAAATCTATAAATTGTGCCTCCTCTTCTATTTGCAATAACATCTTCACCAAAGTTATCTAAACTCCATTGTGTAATCTCACTTACAAAATCACTAGAACCTGTAGATGTTGGTTGATTCCATGCTCTTACATTAGAGGCACAAACACCAGCATTATAAACACCAGCACCAAATCCTAAACCTGCTACAGCTTCAGCAGCTCCAGTTTCTAATAAGAAGTGAGCTGTTGCCTGACTTCCTGATGCTTGAGCAGCACTTGTTGTAGTAGCTACATCTATTGCAAAAGTATTATTACTAATAACACTTACAGGAAAAACTGAATTTCCTAAAGTTACATTACCACCTATAGTAGTAGAGCTTGTAAAAAATACAAAGTCACCTGTACTTCTACCATGTGCTGTTGCTGATACAGTTATTGTATTAACACTAATAGCACAAGAGAAGGCATTTGGTAAAGTAACAGAAACAGATACCGGTGTAATATCTACAATTCTATCACCATCATGTTCAAAGAGTTTTTTCTCTGTACCAAATACAGCTCTTTTTAATCTTCTATTATCTGCAAAAGTTACTAAGTCTCTAGCATTACCATCAAAGGTTGCACTAACTCTTGTTTCATATCCACGTATTACTTCTGGTTTACCTGCTCTAAATCGTACTCTATCTCCGTCATACCATTTACCTTCTTCAGCATACTGTGTTGACTCTCTATGAAAACCAGGAGCAATATTATATTTAATAAGTTTTGCGTCAGGATGTGACATGTATAATCCTAATCAAAGTTTTTTAATAATGCTGCATCTATTGTTGATGCACTTCTTGTACTATATACTAGTATATCTACATCTGCTGCACCTGTACTTAATGTTGGTGCTGCTCCAGATACAAATTGATAAACACTATTATAAGATAATGTTCTTGAACCTGTTCCATCTTGTATAACATATATCTGTCCTGTTTGTCCTGCTACTGCATTAGTAGGTGCTGCTAATGTTCTATTACCACCTATAGTAACTAAAAAGTTATTACCTAATGCAAAGTCTACTGTTATACTTGCAGCATCTGTTAATGTTGTTATTGGGTTATATGCTCTAGCAGATGTTCCTACTTTTAATGAACCTGCTTCTACTACAAAGTCTCCACGTACAGTTGTATTTACTGTTACTGAAGTTTTTACATATCGTAAATCAGCTATAGATACATCAGGTACATTTGTTGTTCCTGTTCCTACATCTGCATTAGCTGCTGTACCAAATCCTAATCCTTGAGTATTAGTAGGAAATACACTTGTGCCATCACAAATAACAAGACCTACAGAACCAAAAGGTATAGTATAACCAGAACCACCTGCAGTTTTTATTTTAACAATATCACTAGCTGTAGTGTTGGCAGACACTTTATTATTAATTACATAACTTTTTGAGTTAGATGGTATCTCTAATGTTATAGTTGTATTAGTTCCACCTACTGAACCTTTAACTTCAAGAAAGGCAGACCTAGCTGTATCACCTGCACCATTAACTGCAGATAATGTAACTGTTGCTGCTGAACCTATTGAGATAGTTGTATATGCTGCAATAGCATCATCTACTAAACTAATAACACCATCATTTAATACAACACCCCATGAGTTAGGATTATCTCCATCACCCTGTTTGTTTAACCTTATTCTACTTGTAAATGTTGATGCCATTTTTACTCCTATTCAAATATAAATTCTTGTTGACCACCTATGAGACCACAAGTGATTTTGTCTGTTCCTGTTATCATAATTAACCAATTACCTTTATTTTTATTAGTATATAATTCTATAATACTATTATTAGAGGTTACTGCAAAAGCTGTTCTAGTGAGAGCTAATCTATTTTCTAAATCATTAACTGCAAAGTCTCTATCTGCACATACATAAGTTGTTGTAAGTTTTCTATTTATAAATTGATTACTAAAAGATATACTAGTAATAAAAAATAATAGTATTACTAGATACTTCATTAGTTATCACACTCACAAAGCTTACCAAATAATCTTTTCTTAAATTTTTTATAAAAATCTTTTATTCTATCTAACATACTGCTTAACATCATAATCATCACTCCATCTGTTTATTCTTGCTACTTCTGTTACATTACCATCACTATCTCTAGTATCTTCGTATAGTGCTTTAAATGCTGCCATATCACTTGCACCATCTATAGCTGCTTCAATAGCTGCACAGTCTGTCTTAATGTCTCCTACATACGTTCCAACTGCACTTGGTATAGTTGCACTACTATCATATGCTTGTCGTTCTACAAGCCAATTAAATCGTTTTATAAGATAATTTGCTGTTTCTTTAGCTTGATTCTTAGCTATAGATTTTAAACCTAATGTTACTCTTTGATTGCCTTTGTAATCTAGTACTGCATTACCATCTTCATCTACATCATTAACATCTACTAAAGACTTAGCTGTTATTGTATAAGATGTTGTTACTTTCTTATCAGAAGCACTAAAACTATATGTAGCTTGTGAAGTATATTCAAATCTATCATCTCCTTTTGTACCACTATCTTCTACAGGATATATTCCTATAGCAGCTTTCTCTGCATCTGTATATTTAGTAAACATATTAGATGGATAACGAACCTCACCTATTACCAAAGATTTTGGTCTTTGATATATTTGTTCTATTTTATTATCCTTTATTAAAGCCCACATATTATTTCACCTCCTAAAAAGTATTGTTATATTTAAATGGAACGTCACCCCATGCTCCAAAGATGTATTTTCCAGTATTAGCATTATTTAAACCACCATTTCCACGTAGCTTAACACCATTACTAAGAAAATCTACACCATGTGTAGAACCTGCTGTAGCTGCTGCAGTAGTACTCCAATATACCTGACTATCTGAATGTGCAGATGTTGGATTGTAAGTTGCTCTAGCAGTATCAAATACACCCCAAGGTTCAGCAGAAGCTCCTGTTTCATACCATTTAAAAAATATCATACGTGGTCTAAAACCAGTATAAATAAATGGTCCATCATTATTACCATTTCCAGTATAACTTCCAAACTTACTGTAGCCTTCAACTCCATGCCACGCATATATAACATAAGTTTGACCACTTGTACTTACATTACTTTCATTACCTATATGTATTAAAGTATCAGTAGGTGCTGTATCATTCCACATACCTGAGCTAGTACCTGCAGCATCAGCTGCATTTAATGTAAGATATTTTGTTGGTCCCATACCTACATGATAATTTTTCCAAGACTGGTCACTACTTCTTCTTTTAGCTATTATAAATTCTGGAGCTTTTTCTAAACCATGTCCTAGTGTTGCTGCACTACCTGTGCCTGTATAAGTAATTATACTAAAACCTGCTTTAGTATTTGCTTGTGTAGAACAAGTTGTAGAGCCTTCTGCGTTACTAGTATTTACTCCTCCTGCACCCTTCCAACACCATGCAACATATTCTCTACTACTATCATTTGGACCACTACCACTAGTTCCAAAAACAAAACCATCATCATTAAATGCAGTATATATAGGATTAGTATTTCCCATTGAACTATCTGTTTCTTCATCACTTGTTGCATCAGAAAATAAATGTTTAGTAATGCCTCTATTAGTATCAGTTAAAAAATTTCTTTGACTACTACTTGTCATTTTTGCCCAGACTAAATCAGGTTTCAGTCCTAATCCTGTTATTGTTTGAGCACTTGTTGAACTACCAGTATAAGTAACTACACCAAATTGTTTACCAGGATAATCGTCATCAGTCTGTGCAGGGTCTATGTCATCTGATATAACAATATTCCCAGAACAATTTGCTAAAAATCCTGTAGGAACAGAGTACTTGAAGTCCCCAAAACCATTTTCATCTGCATTACCACCTGCAGTTTCTTGTCCTCCAAAAGTAGAATCTTGACCAAAATTAAATGTTACTGTCATTCCATTAGCACTACTTTTATAACCTCCCCAAAAAATATCACTCATATTTTCAAACATAGTTGCTGAACCTGTATAGATAGGATTTGCTCCTGTAGCAGGATTACCAGAATTTCTCCACGTTCCATTCACTCCAACCCACCATTTATAAGTTGCAGGGTCATAAGCCATCATAACTATATTACCTGTTGATACAACACCTCCTATATCTCCAACATCTGTACCTGTTGTATTTTTATAAAGATACACATCTCCACTACTATAATTTAATTGAAATGATAATGAATCTGTATAATATGAATTACATTGACCACTTCTAATTCCTATATTACCTCCATAATTAGATTGAGCATCTACTCTTACTTCACAATAAGATTTTGTAGTCATTGATATAGATGCAATATATCCATCATCACCACTTAAAGCATATTTTAAATTACCATTACTAAATGTTCCTACAGACATTTTTTGTAAAGGATTTAAGGTTGCAAAATTTCCACTACTTGCCATATCTATTTAACTCCCAAATGTTGGACTATCAAGAACTTGATGGTCTGCACCCATGTTATTAACTGTAAAATCATTATTGTTTCCTGAACTATCATTCCCAAGGTCTCCTGAATTTTCAAATTTAAGATGAAAACCATTCGTACCAAATGTAGTTCCACTTGGGTCTTTTGGTATCCACACACCATTCTTACTTTCTGCAAACTGAGTAGGTGCATAAGATTGTCCATCACAATGTATAACCTCTGCCATGTAACCACCAAAGTATTGACTTGTATCACCATAATATCCTATAATCATAGGATAACCAGAATAATTTATTAAAGTATCATAGTTTAAAGTAGAAGCAGTATATTCATTAATATCAGTAAATTGAGTTCCATTATGATATAATCTAGTTCTATCTGCACTTGATGATTGTGTCATATCTACTCTAAGAACTAAATGCATCCAACTGCTAACATCTCTTTGCAACGCAACAGTACCTCTATTAAAACGAAATGCACCACTTGTATATTCATAAATACGAGTATCGTCAGCACTAGAAAATCTTATACTAAATTCATTTCCACTATTATATGTACCCATAAGAGCATCATCTTGTCCTAAGTCAGTTTTTTTAATCCAAGCACTAAAAGTCCAAGTTTTTCTATTACCAGTAGAACTAACTGACCTTGATAAATAAGAACTACTAGCAGAATCAAACCTAGCTGACTGTTCTATTTGATGGTCATAAAAACTAGCACCACCTGCACTTGCTGCTGCTGCAGCTCCTGCTAATAAATTATTTTGAAAGACTCCCATTATGCGTATGCCTGTGAAATTACCATTTGAATATCTCCACCAACTCCATCACTAGATGCTGATACAATAATATAATCTAATCT